TCCTGGGGGAGGGTCGGCAGCGGTTAACTTGCCAGCAGGAGAGAAAGGACAAATATTGTCGCTTGCAGGTAGTCCGCCTGTTCCTGTTTGGAGCTTTCCATCAAGTCAAAAGTTTACAAGCGTACCTCTCTTTAGCTCTATTCCTGTGGCATCTGCTAATACTGGAGGAGCTGCCGTAGTAACGATAGGACACGTTAATCTTTGGTCTATGCCTCAATTTGGAGCATACTTTGAAGAGTATAACACGGTTGCCACTCAAGTAATTGTTCCAGCTCTTAGCGCTACTGCTGGACGTGGTTTGAATCTAGACACTATGACAGATGCAAACTCAGCAGGTTGTGAGATTACAGAGGGAAATTCTGTTAATACAAAAAACTCATTTGTTGTAGGTTCAACACCTGCGTTTTTTGTTACAGCTACATTTAACATCACGACATTAGCGGACGTGGCAGCTCTTTACGTTGGATTTAGAAAGGTTCAAACTTATCAAGCAACTTTGCCAGCAGGTTACACAGATATAGCTACTGTGGGCGTTGTTGGTGCAGCTGGTGAGATTGAAACACAAACTCAGGTTGCTTCTGGTGGCGCAATCGTTACCGATTCAACTCAAGCGATTAGTGCAGGCACTAATTTCACTGTCGAAGTGTTGGTAAGTAATTATGGGGTTGTGACCTATCTATTGAATGGTTCTCCATTAACGACGTCAGTTCCGTATACTTTCACTTCAGGGCTTACTGTTGTGCCTTATCTCATTTACACGGCAGCAAGCGGAGGTCATGCAGAGGTAGATTTGGTTTCTTATGTCTCTGGTCTTCAATAGATCATTTCATTGATATCGACGGTATGATAGACCATATAGAAACACTCTTCTATATGGTTTTTTATTTTTAAACGAAAGTTAATTATTTTTTAGGATTTAAAACTATGTGTAGAGACGATGCTTTAAGGAGGTCCGTAGTCGGACTTGCGGAAATTAGTTGTAGTAAAATACAGGAAATAATACAATATCATGGATTGCATCAAAGATCTTCCGTAGAAATAATAGCATCTTTAATAATTATTGTTCAATCGTCCTTTAAGTTATTTTTTAAAGAAGAGGATTTTGATTATGCTTGTGAGGATTTTTGCCAACAATTAATCAGAGAAAACTTAAGAGATATTGAAGAAGAAAAACATGGATGAACAAGAGATGAATGAGATTAGAATAGTATGCATTAAAAAATTAGTTCATATAATACTTACTCACGGAAAGTATGAGTTTGATAACGGATGCGATACACGCTTACAAGATTCAGTTTTTGGAACTATGCACGTATGTATATCCGCAGTCCATAGAATATTACTGTATCTTTATGAGGAAAAAGATTTTGACGAAATGGCTTATCGTTTTATGCAGACATTAATAGACGCAAACAATAGTTTAAGAGAGAAAAATGAGTGAAGACATCAGCGAAGCCAGAAAGAAATCAATTAAAAAAATAATTGATATTGTTCGAAAACATGGAAAGTATGAGTTCGAAAATGGAAATAATAAAGATCGTGGACTATCTTCCAAAAAAGATTTAGACGATGCCCTTCAAGGCGTTATGCAAGTTTGCGTTTACTCTATAACAATGATTTTATTTAATCTTTATCAAGAAAAAGAATTTAACGAGGTTGCTAATAAATTCAGCGAATCCTTGATATCAGCACATAACATCCTACTGAAGGAAAAAGAATAAAAAAATGACTGAAGAAAATACAGAACATTACAAGGAACTCAAAAAATTATATGACGAAGTTTGTGACAAAATTAATGATTTCGTACACAACAGTCTAGAGACAATTAGCCTATCCACTGATGTTATGACCATGTTGAGTCAGATCATAGAAGGCTGTCTAACTAACTTTTATGAAGAAGAAGATTTTGAACCAGTGTGTGAAGTGTTTCATAAACAGTTAATTCAATTTCATAAATTGAGAAAGCAAAGCAAAAATGACTGAAGACGAAGAAAATCAAATCAAGGACGATATAGCGGAATTTTCAGAAAACACGACCGATGCAATGGTTTATATAGTCAAAGAGCATGGGTTAAGCCAAAAAATTTATATTTACTTGGCTGGAGCTTTGTTAATTGTTGTAAGAGATTTTTTTAAGAAAATGAATAACAATGATGATTATGAGGAGGCTTGCTATAATTTCTACAAGGCTTTATTGCAAATCAAAGATAAAGAATAGATATTCATTTCAAATGAAAGGATATCCTTGAATTTGCTCCGTGAAAGGTGAAACTTTTTTTGAAGGAGTTTCCGCCTGATATTTACTGCGGTAAACGTCCTTTGGGGTAATGGTTCCAACATCTCCGTGATTAGCCTTTTCAGCCTCTTCCTTGGCTTTTGATATTGCGGAAGCTCTAGGCCAACCTTCACCCAAAAGCTCTTTAATGCGCTCGTGTATATTAGCCACAGGCACAGACTTTCCAGTATTTTGATTCTCTGGGTTCTCTCTATGGAAGTTATGCATAGGGAAGATGTCGGCAGGTAAATTTAACTCTTGGTTTCGTCCTGGATTGTATTGCTGTTTACCTTTAGAATTAGGGTGGTTTTTGTGGAAGTCTCTAATTCCTGGCTGACTTTGTTCTCCGTGACCTTGCAGAACGTCAACGCCTAAATTTACCGTGCCCCATTGTGGCTGCTCGTACATTGTTTGCCCTTATTTTATTTTGGGTGTGCGAATGTATCGACACCCATATTTTTTGAAATTCTAAATTCACTTTATGTTATTACACCATCTTCAATCAAGAAGTTAGAGCACTGCATAACCTATTCAACGGAATATAGCTTTTCATTCAAAATAAATTTTGCAATTAGTTCAATTTGCATTTGACTAATTGTATCTTTACTAAAAGTACTATATAAAGTTTTTTTGCAAAGTGGATCGAATTTTAATTCTAATATTTCAAATATAATATTAATTAATTCAGAATCCAAAAATTTAAATTGGCCATAAATTCGCTCATATCTCATTATTTCTATTTCATGTTCTGTGTAATTTTGATTGTTAATTTCAGTTTGATTTTCGTTATAAATTTTATTTCTCATTTTGTAATTAAATCCTTTTATTTAAATGTTTTTAAAGACCTTCGTCCAGTTCACTTTTCTCATGTTCCATTAAAATTTTATTATAAGGAATCATTTTCTCGATAAATTGCTCAACGAATTCCATAAATTCCTCCTCGGTTTTTATGCCAAATAGTCTAGATGTTTCAACCACAGAAATCATAAGAGAATCCATAATTATATCGTTTCTTTCATAATGTTCAAAATTTATTGAATATGCCATGCAGACTTTTTTTATCTTATTTTTAAGATCAAAACATTTTATTGCTTTATTTTCATTTTCTTTAGACAGCATTTTTACTTTCCTTTTTTTAAATTAATAAATTACAAAAATTTTTTATAACCATTATGTTGATTGTGTTTATGTATAAAATTATTATACACTACCATTCTTTCAACAAATTGTTTACAAAATTCTTTGAAATCATTTTCATTCACAACGTCAAATAATACAGAAGCTTCAACTACTGACATCATAAGTGAGTCCATAATTACATGATTTTTGTCATTACCGTAATAATATGCAGACATATCGGCAATAATTTCTAGTATTTCAAGTTTCATGCAAAATGATTCTCTAGATTTTTCGCTTTCTCCTTCAAACAAAATATCTGTGTTCATTATTATAATTGATTTTTTAAGTTTCTGATTTCATTCAAAAGCTCGATCCGTTCCAGTTCTCTGATTCTTTTTTCATTCAGAAACTCATTCCTCTCAAGTCCTCTGATTTTTGTTCGCCTCTCCATGGACTGAAAAATAATTCCAATTATTATTACGATAAAGAATCCTAAAATTCCTGTAAAAAACCCAATTATACACGCTGTTAATAGGAAGCATATGCTAGAAAAAGTTTCCATATTATTTTGTCTCCTCGTTAAATTTGTATGAAGCTTTTATGTTAGCTATTATAGTTTCTCCTATGGTTTTTGCAATTTGATCAGCCTCTTCTTGACTGTCGCAATTCTGTAGAGCAATATTAATCAATAAAGTCATAATAGCGTTCAAGACAAGATTTATATCTACGTCATAAAAAATATGTGATATTGCTTCCCTCATGATATTAAAAATATCAAACAGCTCTTCTTGAATTTCTGGGATGTCTGGTATTTCTATCATTTTTGCTTTTTTCATTGTGTCTCCTAATTTTTTTTAATTAATTAAAAAAATTTTCTATCTTTTAAGTCTTCAGTTGATATTTCAACATCCTTTGGTGGAATTATCATATTTCCGTTTGTTGTCAAATCCCATTCATGTAAATCTGGAGAATAAAAGGTTAAAACTCTTTCACACCCCAATTCTCCTGGACATATTAATAAATTTTGGTAAAATTCCGATCCAAATAAAATTTTCATCTTATTTTCTGTTTTTATACAGAACTGACCTTTTTTGTCGAAGAATATTTTTAAATCATGATAGCATGTGGGTTTTGGTAGTACAATAATCCCTTTAACAAAATAAATAATATTAAGACTTCTTTCTTCCATGAAATAGGTGTGATTTTTATTTCTTTCGTGATACTTGATAAACATTTCTTTCCTCCTAACTTTACGACCTAACTTTGATCGCCTTTCTTAAATATTAACATAATGCATCTTTAAGCGCAATTGAAAATATTTGCAAAATATCTTTTCTGTAAATCATGATTAAGATATCTTTTAAACGCATAGAGATGTAAAAAAACACTGATATAAATTTATCAGTCAACTAACCAAAATCAAAATAAAAAACGGATGAAATGATGGAAGAATGTTGTAACGAATCAAAAGAAGAAGTTTTAACTCAAGAAGCAGTGCCAGCAGTTCCTCAAGGGGTTCCTGTCGGAATGCACTTAGGCTATGATGATCAGGCCGATCTATTCACCCTAACATTCAATGAGGGCGATCAACCTGTATTTCAATGTAGGATGTTACCACACAATTTTGAGCAATTTACTGCTGACATGATAAAAACAGTTAAAAATTACAACTTGTATCAAGCTCAACTTTATAAAGAAGGCATTGAAAAAACTAGCATGCATTTAATTGATCAACCTTGTTGTTCAAAAGATGCTCCATGCACTAAAGAAGATCCACAAGCTAGTACAGAAGAACCTAGTCAAGGTGATGCCACACAGAGCACGCAGGACAGTAGCACAGAAGTTTTAATTGGATGAGTTAGAATGTCATACTTATATCCTAGATTGTATATGTTTTTTTTTATTGGCTTTTGTTTGGGAAAGATTGTGAGATATTTAGAATAATTTTTAATTATGAGTAATTCTAAATATAAAATAACTTGGACTACTGAGATAAGGAAATTATCTCAATTAATAGATCATCCATCTAATCCAAGATTAATATCTAAAAGTAATTATAAAGATCTACTTGAGTCGTTTTCACGTTTTAATTATGTTGAATTGGTAACTATTAATACCGATAATATGATTATTGCAGGACACCAAAGATGTCATATAATGAAAGATTTGGGATGGAATGACACCGAAATAGAGGTTCGAGTTCCTAGCAGAAAGCTGAACAAGAGAGAACTTGATGAGTACCTCATTAGATCAAATCAAAATAAAGGTGAGTTCGATTACGATATTTTAGGAACTTTTGATTTCGACTTTCTCAAAGAATGCGGTTTTTCAGACAAGGAACTTCTAAATTTAGAAAAAGAGATAGAAAATATTGAAACGGATGAAGAGGAAGAAAATGAACTGGAACCTTGCAAAGAAGAAGATGCTATTACAAAGTTAGGAGATCTTTATGAGCTTGGAGACCACCGTCTTATATGCGGTGACAGTACAGACCCCGATTGTGTTGCAAAAGTCATGGATTGCCATGAACCGATTATAATGGTAACAGATCCTCCATATGGCGTTAATTATGATCCTTCTTGGAGAAACAAAGCTAAGGGCAAATTAGGATCAGGTCTATCTATTGGGAAAGTAAAAAATGATCATTTAGTGGACTGGAGCATTGCATACAGTTTATTTAATGGTTCTGTAGCTTATGTATGGCACGCAGCAAAATACACCGCAGAGGTGGCAAAAAACTTAGTCGACAATGATTTTGAGATTGTTTCTCAAATTATATGGGTAAAACAACATTTTTCTTTATCTAGAGGCGATTATCATTGGAAGCATGAACCTTGTTGGTATGTAGTAAAAAAAGGACATAAGCATAATTGGAAAGGGGACAGAAAACAATGCACAGTATGGGAAATAAAGAATTTAAATGCATTCGGTGGTAAGGCAGAAGAAGGAGACGAAAGAACTAGCCACAGCACTCAAAAGCCTCTTCAATGCATGGAGAATCCCATTAAAAATCACACTGATAAAAATGATTACGTTTATGATCCCTTTTTAGGGTCTGGAACCACTATAATTGCAGCCCAAAAATTGGGAAGAAGATGCATAGGAGTAGAATTATCAACCGCATATTGTGATTTGATAGTAAGAAGATATATAAAATTTCTTAACAAAAAAAATATTGATGCAATTGTTACAAAAAATGGTGAAATAGTTTCTAATCTACAATTTACAGGAGATTAACGTGCCTCACGGAGATAACAATAAAAAACCAATTAGTCAAATAAAAGTACAGTCACCGCTTGCGGAAGAAAGGTTAAAAATTGACTGGAATGTAGTTGATCAATTATTGATGTGTCATTGTTCTGGAGCTGGAATTGCAGCTTATTTGGGCATATGTGCAGAGACTCTTTACGACAGATGCAAAAAAAAATTCAACGTACATTTTAGCGATTATGCCCAAGAAAAAAAATCAAAGGGAATTGTTTTACTTCTCAGGAAACAATATCAGCTAGCTATGGAAGGCGACCGAACAATGTTAATATGGCTTGGAAAACAATTAGCTGGACAATCTGAAAAAATTCATCAAAAAACAGACACAAAGGTCGAAACAATACAAATTTATTTACCTGAAAATGGAATGAATAAAATAAATGACTCCTCAGACTAAAATGGGGATTAGACCTCAAGCTGGCCCTCAAGAGCAGTTTTTATCTAGTTCGGCTAATATTGTAGTTTATGGAGGCGCAGCAGGAGGGGGAAAAACTTTTGCTCTTTTAATGGAGTGCCTCAGATGGATAGACACTCCAAAATTCTCTGCTGTCATTCTAAGAAGAACTTCAACGCAAATAAGAAACGCAGGAGGACTATGGGATACTTCAACATTACTATATCCTTTCTGTGGAGCGTCACCTCGTGAATCTCGACTTGAATGGGTGTTCCCATCAACCGCAAAAATCTCTTTTGCAAATATGGAATATGAAAAAGATAGATTTAACTATCAAGGCTCTCAAATTCCATTAATTGGATTTGACGAGCTAACGCATTTCTCTTGGACTCAATTCATGTATATGTTTAGTAGAAACAGATCTCCAATTGCTGGAATACCTTCATACATAAGAGCAACCACCAACCCTGATCCAGATAGTTGGGTCAGGAATATGATTAGTTGGTGGATAGACGATGATGGATATGCAATTTCTGATAGGTCGGGAGTGATTAGATGGTTCGTAGTTGAAAATGACAAGATAATATGGGGAACATCAAGAGATGAATTAATACGAAAAGATTCGTCAAGATTGCCTAAAAGTTTTTCTTTTATAGCTTCAACAATTTACGATAATAAAATTTTATTAAAAAGTGATCCTGCCTACTTAGCTTCACTCAAAGCACTTTCTTATTTCGAAAGAGAACAATTATTAATGGGTAATTGGAACGTCAGACCGACGTCTGGCATGTTTTTCAGGAGAACCTATTTTGAAATTATCGATACTTTACCTAAGAATCTTACATTTGTTAGGTATTGGGATAGAGCAGCCACAAAAAAAACAGAAAACAATGATCCTGATTATACAGTTGGAGTTAAGTTAGCAAAAGATATGAATGGAATTTTTTACGTTTGCGATATTGTTATATTGCAAGAAACCCCTTTGGGCGTGCAAAATGCAATTAAAAATACTGCTTCACAAGATTCCGTTTATACCAGAATCGGGATTGAACAAGACCCAGGACAAGCAGGAGTGAGCGAGGTTGATCTTTTGATCAGAATGTTGCAAGGTTACATTGTGAAGCCTTATAAGGTGACCAAGGATAAAATTACTCGCGCTTCACCAGTAAGCGCACAAGCTGAGGCAGGAAATATCAGAATTTTGAGAGGTCATTGGAATGAGGATTTCTTTAGAGAAGTAGAAAACTTCCCTGAGGGTAAACATGACGATATGGTAGACGCTTTAAGTGGTGCTTTTTTGATGCACACAGAATCAAATTATAACTTCCAGTCTTTGGCGAAAATGTGAGGAATAAATGAAAGAAACAAATGTAAATGCAAAACCTAATCAATTTATTGACCCTAAAGTCATGGAGGAAACATACGTTGAAAATAGCAAAAGAATATTAGAAGAAAATCGAAAAATCCATGGAGATGGCGAATCTAGGGGTGACGGTTGGATGAATGTTCTCACAGGTCTAGGTATCTGTGGAAGGGATAAAAAGCAAAATGGAACTTTCAGATTAACAAATATATTTAATCGATCTGAACTCGATCAAATGTATCGATCGGATGGAGTGTTGAGATTAATTATTGATTTGTTCTCCCAAGAAATGTTACGACAAGGTTGGGAGTTAGAGGGTGATACAGAAGGAAAAATAATCGGTAAGCTGGAGGAATTGAAAACTAATGAAGCGATGGGAAATCTTATCAAATGGGCACGTTTATTCGGTGGTGCTGTGTGTATTATTGGCATTGCGGACGGTTTACCCCTTGATCAACCAGTTGATGAAAAAGGATTAAGAGATGTGCAATGGCTCAGGGTGTTCGACAGGTACCAGTGCTATTCTCGTGACGGTACTTTTGAGTCTGATCTCAATAGCCCAAATTATGGCTTCCCTAATGTGTATACTGTTAATGATAATCGCACAGGAGCAGTATTCTTTGTACATTTCAGTCGGGTATTGCGTATGGACTGGAATATCCTTCCTCCTCGTTGGCAGAATTTCAACCAAGGCTGGGGAGATCCGTTAGTTCAAACGATATACGAAGAGCTTAGAAATTATTCGATGGCTTTTAGTCACACTGCCACTATTATGGAGGATTTCGTAAATGGCATATTGAAAGTTCCAAACTTAACTGCAATCATGGCTTCCCAATGCGGTGATCAGGATGTCATAAAAAGATTAAATATTTTAAATTTATCAAAGTCTACTACTAACACAATGATATTAGATGCGGATGAAACTTATGAAAAATATTCTACTAATGTCACAGGTATTGCGGATCTTATCGATCGTTTCATGCTTAGCTTATCTGCCGTCACTCGCGTTCCAGCTAGTTTGTTATTTGGTAGAAATCCAGCAGGGATGAACGCAACAGGAGAATCTGAGTTTAGAGCTTTTTACGATGCCATCAAACAGGAACAAGAGACTAAATTGAGGGGAGTTCTTGAAAAACTGGTGCGCTATATCATGATAAGTAAAGATGGCCCTTTTGGTGGAGTCGAGCCAGATTATTGGAGCCTTCAATTCCTTCCTCTATGGCAAAATACAGAAGAGCAAGACGCTCTTACTAGAAGGACAGTTGCGGAAACGGATGCTATATATGTAGATCGTGGGGTGTTGACTCCTGACGAGGTGGCAATCTCTAGGTTCGGAGGAAATAAGTATTCAATGAATACCGAGCTAGATATGACCCAGCGCGAACAGATGGCAAGCAACCCAGAAGATTTATTATTGATGGAAGAAGAAAAAGAGGCTACTACACCACCTAACCCAACTCAAGGCCCTGATTATATGGGAACTGGTTTACCTAGGTCTCCGTCGAGTTCGTTTTAATGAAAAATAGACATTTTTTTTTAATGCTTTCACTTAGAAAGGCTCAAAATATTAAAGTCAAAGCAAAGAAACCGCCTAAATGGCTTTTTCCAAAAAACCAAGAAAAGCAATATGATAAAATTCTTTACTCATTAACTAACGAGTTGAAGAGATTAATAAAACAAATATTATTACCTCAAATACCCTCAATGATTTATGAAGTGGAAAACAAAACTCCAAACGATAGGCTAGACGATTATTTTGACAGGCTGCAATCGTTCATTATTTACATTGGTGATCTGATTAGCAATAAGGTGAAATCTACTATCGAAGAAGCGGAAATTGTTGGAGTCGAAATTGACAGATTTAATAAGCAACAATTTGAAAAAATGAATAATTCTGTTTTTGGAATTGATATATTCATAGATGAGCCATGGCTTTCAGATCAACTTAAGCTCTTTTCAGTTCAAAATAGTCAATTAATAACGTCCATACCTCAACAGGAACTAACTAGGGTTGCTGGAATTGTCGAAAGAGGACTACAGCAAGGTGTTAGATTTACGGACATAGAAAACCAAATAAATAAATCATTTGGCATAACTTCGCGGCGTGCCAAGCTAATAGCAAGAGATCAAACCACTAAATTAAACTCCAGCCTCACAAAATTACGACAGCAAGAGGTAGGCGTTGAAGAATACATATGGCAAACGGCAGGCGATGAAAGAGTAAGACAAACTCACAGAGATAACGACGGTAAAAAGTTTAAATGGGATAAGCCACCTAAAATCACAGGACACCCAGGAAATGACGTTAATTGTAGATGCGTTGCCATTCCTGTTCTTGATAAACTTTTAAATTTGAGGTAAAAATTGACTATATTCATTTGTTGTTTTAGGATGTATATTTAATTGAAAATATTGATAAACAACTTTTAGATTATATCCCTTAAGGTGGTGTATGAGTATGGAAAAGGCAAAAGGCGAATTAAGCAAAATAAGGCAAAAGGCTGGAGAAAGCAATGCCTTTGAGGATAGAAAAGGGCCATTTGCAGGGCCAGACAAAACCTATCCTATACCAGATTTGGCCCATGCTCGTAATGCTCTCGCTCGTTCTCACTATGCTCAAAATCCAGAAAGTATAAAAGAAAAAGTTTATAATAAATATCCTGCCCTCAAAGAAAGACACAAAGAAAGGGAAGGCTTAGACGCTAAGAAATATGATGCTTACAAATCTCGCTAGATACGACAAAGGTGTTGTCCAAGGTGAGACGACAATAACGGAAGAAGGGTTTATAAAAGCTCGCGCCGTCGTTACACGGACAGGCGTTTTTCTTTATAAAAATGGCGATGGAACTATAAGAAAAGAATTGAGACACCCCGACGACGTTCTAGTAGAAGATAGTTTGAACTCTATGAAAATGGTTCCTGTAGTCAATGGGCATCCATCAGAAAGATTGGTTTCTTCTGAAAATGCAAGACGATTGTCAGTTGGTTACACAGGCGAGACTGTAGAAATTGAGATGCCTTATGTGGTTGCAAATATTTTGATTACTGATAAAGCTACAGTCGAAGAGATAAAAGATAAGAAAAAAAATGAATTATCATTGGGTTACACTGTTGACCTAATCCCCGATAGCGGAACTTATCACGGTGAACCATACGAATATAGACAGACTAATATTAGATACAATCATCTTGCGCTTGTTGATCAGGCGAGGGCAGGCCCACAAGCAAGAATTTCTCTTGATGGGGATGATGCAGAAGAAATTTTTAAAGAGGAGGCAAAAGTGGCTGACAAAAAAAAACTTAAGAGTGATGCTGAGCAATATATGCCAGAGGATAACGCTTCAGAAAACGGCGAAAGCATGATGAGACAACATGAGCAACTTAAAAAAGCTCACGGTGATCTAATGAAAGAGCACATGGCACTTAAAGATTCTCATCAAAGAATGATGGCCGAAAGAGACAGCATGCGAGATAAAGATCATCATGACCCTGAGATGGTTCACCATCCTCTTGAAGAAGATGAGATTGGATCTGAAGGAAAAGAAGAAAAAGACCCGACAGATCTATACGGTATGCAATCTCATGTAAAAGATTACGAAAAACCCTCTAACATGGAGAACCACGTTGTGATGTCCCCTAAAAATGAACACTATCCGCACGATCTTCCTCGTATTTCAAAAGTTGATAATGCCGAGGTCAATCGTCGTGTGAAAGACAGAGTAAAACTTGAAAAATTATCTGAACGTTACTTGGATAAAGCCACTCTATCAAGATTAGACTCTATGACAGATCTTGAAGTGAAAAAACGCTTGATTATGGTGATTCAGCCTAACGCTCAATTAGACGGAAAAAAAGAAGTTTATATTAACGCTAGGTTTGACTCTGCTATTGAGGATCTGCCTGGGGCTAAGGTTGTCGCTATGCCATCGCAATTCAAAAATGATGAAGATGATGAAAAAAATAGTTGCAATGCTGTTGAAGCTAGAAAATCAATGATTAAAAATCAAAAAAATGCTTGGAAACCTAAGCATATGAAAAGAGGGAGTAATTAATTATGCCACAAACTGTATATAATTTTTTAATGACTGTCGGAGTTTCAGGCGAACTATATGATATCGGATTTAATAACGTATTGACTCCTGTTTCAGTAATTGAACCTATGATTTTTCCTGGGTTAGGACTTGCTAAAGTGATCGGTCAAGACCTTCAAATACGCTTGCCCCATCAAGATTTAGTTGCTGTTGTTCAATCTACAGCCTTAGTAACTTCTAACAGTACTTTAGTCACTCTAAACGGCTTGGCTCTAACTCCTGTTGTATACGCAACAAGTAACGCGCTTACAATGACTGCTATTGCTGCATTGATCGCAGCTCAACCTAATATTGCATCTGCAACTTTTGACGGTACCGCGACAATCAACATCCAAGCCGACCAAGGTTTTGATGTTACAGTCACTTTTGTAACGACATTAGGATCAGGTCAGCCAACTTGGACTTATACATACAGCAACGATAACGTTTTTTATGGTGTATCGATTTACATTCAAAATAAAATGAATCTCTATGGTCCTCAAGGTTCTGCTGGTGCAGCTCCTTATATTCCTGGGGATGCTGTTTCTACTCTTACAAGAGGTCGGATTTATGTCACTGTTAACGGTACTGTGACATCAGACAGTCCAGTTTATTGGCAGATGGTTCCTAGTATGGCAAATCCAGTACGCGGAAGCTTTGGAGCAACCGCAGACAGTGGAAACGCCATCTTGTTACCAAGTAACCAAGTCCGATGGATTACTAGCGCGACCGCTGGAAATTTAGCTGTACTAGAAATTAATCAACCTTAATAGGAGTATTTTAATGAGCGCAACGCAACATTTACATGACTTAAGTGTCATCAAAACTTTCGCAAGCTTAAGACAGGACGCGGGCGAAAGCTTCTTTTTCGCAAGGGAACTCGAATATATCAAATCAAAATCATATGATATCGAATTCCCTGAAATGAAAGCTTTTAAGCATATTCCAATTAGCACGGAGGCAGGCGAGGGCGCACAGGCGATCACGTACGCACAGTTTGAAGAGGTTGGTCTTGCTAGAGTAATCGAATCTTATGCCGATGATCTGCCTAGAGCTGACATCACAGGTAAAGAGTACACAACTCAAGTTAAGTCGATCGGTGTTTCATATGGCTATTCTGTTCAAGAGATCAGAGCAGCTATTTACGTAGGCCGTTCGCTTACTCAACGTCAAGCGAATGCAGCTAGACGAGCTAACGATCAAAAGATTAATAGATTGGCGTGGTTTGGAGATGCTAACTACAATATTCTAGGTATTTTGAATACTCCGAATATTCCAGAGTATTTGGTGCCAGATACAGGCTCAGGGTCTCAAACTCAGTGGACAACTAAAACACCTGATCAAATCCTATTAGATTTAAATAATATCACTAATTCTATTGTAGGTTTGACGAAAGGCGTAGAGATGCCAAACACTGTATTACTCCCTGTGAATCAATATACTTTGATTGCATCAACACCAAGAAGCACAGTGAGCGATACGACAATTTTGGAGTATTTTATCCAAAACAATCCTTTCATTACTACTGTGGACTGGGTGCCTGAATTGGCAGCAGCTGGCCCTGTAGAGGATATGGTTGCAACAGACCTATTTATCGCCTACGATAAAAACCCTGATAAGTTGACTATGGAGATTCCAATGCCATTTACTCAATATCCTCCTCAAGAGAGAGGCTTAGAGTTTGTTGTTCCTTGTGAATCTCGTTACGGTGGTATTATTACTTATTACCCTTTAAGTTTAGCTGTAGGATATGGAATTTAAATGGCATTAGTTCAATATACTGGTAAGAATGTGTTTGGTGTATTCATGGGAGCAGGTGATATAATGACCCTGCTTCCTGGGGTTAACGAGGTTTCAGACGATCATCTAGAAAGAGCAAGTAGATTGCCTCTTTTTAGACATCGTGTAAACAAAAATCAAATTATTATTCTTAGGTCGACTCTAGGAAAAGACGGAAAAATATTCATTGAAGACATGTTAAATAACATGCCCAATATATTTGATCTCAAACTTCTTAAAAAGATTATAGAGACTGATGACAGGGAAGTTGTTAAACAAGCTGCAATGGATAGAATCGCCAAAATAAAAAATCCAGTGGAGAAAAAGGAAAGTGGGACAGACCATTTCAAGTAGCAATGTAATTGCTCTTCTTTTTATTTATGCTCCTCAATTTTATACGACTGATACAGGGCGTTTAGCTTATCTAAACACCCTGTATACAGCCTTATCTAATCAAGTGAATGGTCAGTTCTTATCATGTAATGGTGCTTCTGTATTTGCTTTTTTGATGGCCCATTATTTGACAATTGCAGCCAATCCAAATATCGGAATTTTATCCAACATACATGAGGGTGATCTATCGATTGCCTATAATGTTTCGTCAGACATGCAAGCACTTGATTTAACACCTTACGGACGTAGCTACCTAGATCTTGTCAAGCGTACAACCGTAGGAAGCACTGTGTCAAATCTTCCTGTGGTTTTGGGAGGGGTTACTATGCCTTACCCAGTTACTCAAGGATGCTGTGGATATTATGGAGGAACTGGCGGAGGTTGTGGATGTGGTGGCTGCTAGATGGTAAAATCGTTTTCAGATCATAGAAAATTATACGACGAAAAAATTGAAGAGATTGAAAAGATGTCAAACTCTTTCGTTTTGATTGGTTTTCAAGAAAATTCTGTTACAAAATCTCAGGTTAAAGGAAATAGAAGAAAACAAGCTGGACAATCTCAGGCTCAAATAGCCTTTGATAATGAATACGGAACCAAAACAACTCCAGCACGACCATTCATGCGTACAAGTTTTGATGAGAATATTCAAAAAATAAATGATATTATAAGCGGCGAATATGACAAGATAATAGATGGAGAATCTACTGTAAAACGTTCTTTAAATTTAATTGGACTTTTCGGCGTTTCAATCGTTCAACAGAAAATAAGGTCAATCCGAACCCCGCCAAACTCTCCCACAACTATAGCAATTAAAAAGAGTTCGAAACCATTGATAGACTTTGGGCAAATGGTTCAATCTGTATCTTATAAAGTTGTAGTGCCATGATTCCACCTTTAGACCCCATTTCACCTTTCGAAGTTTTTAGAATGCCTATTATCATTAGAAGATTCATTGGCGGATTCTATTATAACGGAATTTGGCAAGAAGGCAGTCAAGTGGCGCTGTCAACTATTCTTATAACTGGCAATGTGGTCAATATCACTTTTAACGGTGTGATTTTGTCTCCTATAACATTTACAACATCAGCATCCGTAACTATGGGATTGATAGCTTCCTCGATTGAATCACAACCATTTATTGATCAAGTAGATGTTTCACCAGACAACTTGACGCTGACTATAATCCCAATTCAACCGAATCTTTCTATTGTAAATTCTTTCACCGTGACATCAGGAGCAAGTCAACCTACTGTTTCAATATCGAACTCTCCCATTATGATAAATGCTACCGCAAGCGTACAGCCTACAAAGGGGACTGAGGTTGAAATGGTTCCAGAAGGGAGAAGAGATCACCAGACTTACAAAATGTATACTTCAACAGAAATATTCGGAATTACCACACAAAACCCCGATCAAGTTATGATTTTAGCTGCTCCTTTTAGTCAGTTCGTTTATGAAGTAATTCAGATTTTTGACTGGCAGAATAATGCTAATTTTGGGGTGACCAATCACTATAAGTATATCGCCATGAGAATACAGCCATTGCCTGGGGTTCTATAATGAGCGCGCCATCACTTGATTTCTCAGTCGTTAGGACTAATTTATATAATTGGGGTGTGGCAAACTTACCTTCTGGAATGCCTGTAATCTACCTTTATTCAAATTCTCCAAGGCCAACCGTTGATTATGTGACTTTTTATATATCCTCAGTCACCCAAATAGGATGGGATTATAACCAAGACCCTTTGGATGATAGTGGAAATTCTCAATATGTAGGAGATAGAGAGTTTACGTTACAAGTTGTGGCTTATGGGGGCGATCCTCTAACAGTATTACAAAATCTTAGAACTAGCTTGCAAATGCAAACGGTTTTAGATAGTCTAAGAGAAAGTGGAATCGTTTTTGTAAATTGGTTCCCAATTAACGACGTTACGGATTTAGTTGATTCGCGTTATGAGCAAAGGGCATCAATGGATATCCTTTTTAGAATCGCGGATATTTATAACGATAATTTAGGAGTCATAGATACATTGAACTTGCAGGAAGTTTTTCAAGATCCTTCTGGAAATGTAATATATGATATGACTTTCACAATACCACCAAGTTAAGGAGTTAAGTTATGCCACTGAGTAATATTGTAAACGTTCAAATCACTAGAGAAACTCAATCAGTTTCGCAAATGGGTTTCGGAATCCCTCTAATTCTTGGAACGAGTAAAAATTGGAATGATCTAGTAAGACAGTACAACAGTATGCAAGAGGTGGTGGTTGATTTCAGTCCTTACGACTTGGAATATATTGCATCACAAGACGTATTTTCACAGGCAATAACACCTTCATATCTTCTAATAGGGCGTAGAACTGTTGA